CCAATCAGGTCGGTCAGGCTGTCTTTGTGCAGGATGTTCTTGTCTAGGTTGGTTCGGATGCGTGCAAGTTTCACGGATGCCATGAACAGCAAGCATTGGTGAAGCGTCAAGTCAATTCCTGTGATGGCGCGGAATATGCCGCGAACCCGTGTGTAGTCCACCGTGACATGACCATATGTGTTGTTTCTGTCGTTGTTGATGATGATTGATGCGTTCACCAACACTTCGGATGCGCGGGTCATTGGTTCTGTCATACGCGGTCAGGGAACACGGGTGGTGACCATGCCCAATCGGGATGATATGCGGGGCGTGTCGCCATGTGGATTGAACCGTCAGCCCACAACCAAATCAGCACATCGGTTGGTTCTTTTAGTTGGTGGCAGGTGTCGGGGGTCAGTCTCACAATCCATCTAGCGCATCCATCGTTGTCGGCTTCAATGATTGTGCGCGGCTGTTCAGGGATGTAATCCAAGCCTTCGGTTTCCATCAGCGTCGCCATAGTTCTTGTTGTGTTGCGTGCATCTCGCCACGCAAAGCCTGTAATTCCTGAATGACTGCCTGCGTTTTCTGTGCGTCTTTGTTGCGTTGCATCACGCCTTTTGTGATACCAGCGAAGTAGCCAACACAACCACCGATGGCGATGCCCGCCAGATACATCATCCATTTCATTCCGATAAATCCCGCAACACCAAACCAACCATCACCGCGACCAGCCCGATGATGTTCAACACAAGGAAACTGTCCAACATCACAGTTCCACGCCTTGTTGGATATGTAGCCGCAGGCGGTCAGCGAGCGCGGTTAGTTCGCGCATCTTCTGTTCCGCTTCGCTCAACGCGGCTTCCATCAATGCGGCGGTGGTGCGTGCCGCGTCGCGTTCTTCCCGCAGGCGTTCGTTCGCGGTGTGCAGTTCGTCGCAACGCGCCTGCCACCAATCAAGTTCGGTGCTTTCGGTTTCGTTTGTCATGTTCCTTCCGTTTCAGTTCGTGTTGTAATGCGGTGATGGTTTCCACAAGTCTTTGTTCATCAGCCGACCCCACGAAAACTTTTTGCAGGAATTCAATTGCGTTCCGTAGGTGTTCCGTTTTGATTGCTTCCATTCGTTTCGCCTTTCGCGGTGAATGATGTGGCGCATCCGAATTGCACGGATGAAGCGGCGGGGGGAAGGAACGAACCCGTCTGCGCTCGCGCTTGCCGCCACATGACCATTCACCTTTGGTGTTCCTTTCGTGTTTCACGATGGTAGCGGCGGGGTGTGCGCGGTTCGGGTTTGTCCAACCAGCCCACATCGCTCAGATACCAAGTTGTCGTGACGATGAGCAAAGTTAGGAACACGCTGAACGGGTGGATTGCCCATCCTTCCCTGATGGTGACTTCACCGTTGGGGGCTGACCAAATCGTTCCGAAGAAGCCGATACCCATGAAGATTGTGCGGGTCATTGTGGTTCATCCTTCGTGCGTTGAATGCCATGATTGCCTTGTATCGTCACCTTATCCCTGCTGACGGTTGCGAACATCCGCCTTTGAACACAACTGTCATAGTCAGGTTCATAATCGGTATCCAAGTATTTTCCGCAAAATGTGAACGCGATGCAATCAATGTCCGATGGTTCTACTTCAAACCATTCGCAAATCATTTCCATTCGTTCTTCCATAATTGTTTTCATTGGTTGTCGCCTTCCGTTGTGTCGGGTCGGATTTCTGCCCATTCTTCGTCAGTCCAACCTTTTGGTTTGCGCTGTCGGCAGTTCGGGCAAATGTCCTTGCCGCGACTGAACGCCCAACCATCCGCTTTCGCATTCTCACGCAGACGCATTACGAACCAATCGGTGTCATATATCGCGCCGCATATGTCGCAGGTCAATTGGATTTCCTTGCTGATTGCCATTGTTGTTGCCTTTCTTGTTGTGGGTCGGTGTTCAGTTGTACCCTTTGGAAACATTGATTGAAACAATGTCTTTGGGGAACAATGTGATGCGCTGTGGTGAGCGACGCAAATAGCGTGATGCGACGAAGTAGATGATGCAGATGCGGTTGGCTTCCGCTTTGTCCACATAGCCGCGATACTTCTGACCCTGAACGGTTCGGATGTTCACCACATCCTGCGAAACGCAGAAGTGTTGAGCCGTTGCGAAAATGTCTTTGGTCGCCATGTTCACGCACCAACCTTGTCGGTCATGCGTGCCGCCTGTGCCTGCACCACTTTGATTTGGTGACGCATTGCGGTTGCTGTGCGAAGGCGGTTCATCTCATCACGCAGACGGTTCAACGCCGAAGTTGCATCATCAAGCGCGGCTAGTGCTTCTGCAAGAAGCGAACTATCGGCTTCATCCGTATCGGTCAGCGTTTGCGCTAGGCGCATCAGCCTTGCAAGTTCGGTCATGTCTTGTTCTGTGTTCATTGTTCCTTGTTCCTTTTGTGTTGTTGGTTGTTGTTGGTATTCGGCTTTCGCCTTGTTTCCCTGCTAGGTCTTGAACCTTCGCCGCCTACGCGGTGCAGGGAACTTGATTTCAGTTTTCTGTGTGCCACGCAATCGCTTTGGCGATTGCCTTGCCCGCTTCGCGTGCGTTGTAGGCATTTTCGCAGGCGCGGTACATTTCATTCTTCTTCAACCAAATTCCCACAGCGCGAACCTGTTGCTTTTGGAACGCAACAAGTTTGTGCAGTTCGGTCTTGCCTACGATTTGGTTTCGGTCAAGAATGTCCGAAACAATTTGCATTGCTTCTTTGTCCTTGCGCTGTTGCTTTTGGTAGGCGGTTTCGGTGGTGGTCATTGTTCCTTTTGTTCCTTTTCTTCGGGCTTCCTTATCCCGATGTATTCAGTATAAGGGTATTCGGGGGCGGAATGCAACTACCCAAAAACCCCAACAAAAACACGGGTTTTCAGCGACCCGCCACCAACCAAAGGTTCAGGATGCGAGCGTAAGCGAAACCGTCAAATCACCCGAAGCAATCGTGAATGTGTCGCCTGCGGTGTACGCATTCGCAGTAATCGTTCCCGAAAAAAGAAAGTTGCCCGCAGACAACGCATCCCAAGCCGTGAAGAAAGTTGCATCTTCCGAACCAGCAATGTTTGTCCAAGTGACCGCCGCATCAGAAGCAAGCGCACCGCTAGAAGCCGCCGCGAACGAAACAGATTTGCGTGTTGTCTCAACTGCGGGGTTTGCTGTTCCATTGCTTGACGGGTCGCCAACATGAAGTTTCACATACACAGTCGCAACAGCGAACGAAGTGTTGTTTCCGACTGCATCAAGAAATGCGTTCGCCAAATACGAAGAAAGACCCGTTGCCATTAGTCATCAATCCTTTCATCAATGATTGCCGACACGCGACCATCAGCATCCCGTTCCACCGTGCGACGCACGAAACGCGGTTCAGGCACTTGCACATTCACAACCGTTTCAGGAATGTTTATGGTCTGCGGGTCAAACTTGATGATGGGCGGTTCTACATTCACCGTCTGTTCGGGATATTGGATGCTGATGTTCTGCGGTGTCTCATGCACCACCAATGGTTGCGGAATGGGTGCGTGGTTCACGACAACTTCGTTGCGATAACTGCGTTCAGGTGGTTCGCGGTCTGTTCCCAATGTCGGCAAGTCGCCGCCTTCCACACCCGCAAGCGCAGTTCCCGCGACACCCATAACGAATTGGTCGCCGCCTTCATACGGTTCACGGTTTTCAATCTCGCGTGCTTCGTTCGGTGTCAGCGTGCCTGACATGATTTGCGATTGCTGTGCCTTCACGCGGGTCATCAAATCGGCGCGGGTGAATTCGTCGCTGTTGAAACGAACCCGTTGCGTGATGGGCAACATCTCAGAAAAACAATCTTCCAAGCGGCGTTGCCAACTGAGCAATGTATAACGCTGAAAGTTCAGACCCGTACTTTCCACATTTGTATATGTCTGCGTGTCGCCGCCCGTACCAGCCAACAAGAAAAGCGGGATGCGATAAGCGCGTGCAATGTCGCGCACGATGCTTTCACGGTGGGCAATCATTTCCATATCTGCCGCGCTGGTTGTGATGCTTCGCCACTTCAAACCGCCTGACAATACTGCGGGGCGACGATGCTTGTAATGGCTTTGTTCCCAAGTATCACGAAGCACAGCCGCCTGTTCGGTGGTGATGGATTGGTCGGTTTCCAAAACTGATTGCGGTGTTGCGCCTTCACCGTAGAACGCAGACAAGAACCTATCCATCGCAAGACCCATGCCGATTGTGTTTCGCATCGCTTCCAATGGTGAGATGCCGCGACGCTGGTTCGGAAGAATAAGCCAATGGATGGCACGGATTTCTTTGTTGCTGTATTTGTTGCGCCCGACTTCGTAAATGACATTTCCTTCATCGTCATAAACAACATTCTTGACTTCGTGCGGGTGAAGGTTTCGCATCTCAACAGGAAGCCCATTGTTCCCTTTCGGTGCGTAGATGTAGGCGTTCCCGTGAAGCGCAAGCGTCACCATCGTTTGATGCACGAATTCAAACATCGTCTGATGTTCGTTCGGTTTGATAAGCACCGATGGGGTCGGCAGGCGTTCAATGCGCCCGCCGCGTGTGCGCGTCAATTCAAGCGGCATGGATGCGATGCAATCGGCAAGCAAGGTGACTGCGGCAAGCACAGCCGAATGAGCGAATGCGGTGGTTTCATTGACCACTTCACCCGAATAGTTGTTGTAGAACGGGCGTGCTGTCACGCCATACGGGTCAATGTTGGAAGGAAGTGCGCGTTGCTCGCGTCTGCGTAGGATGCTCATGCGCCAAGTACCCCTGCCGCAATCAGAAGAATGCCCGCCACAATCACCGCGATTGGAACGGAAAACATCCCAATTCCAACCGAAACGCACCCGAAACCGACCACTTCCAGCGCGGTTGTGACCCTATCCCGCGTGAATTGTTTGAAGATGTTTTTCATGTCCACACATTCACCACCATTGGGGCATTGTCAATGATGGCTGTTTGTTTTCGGGTTGCCCTGTCTAGCCCCATAACCATAGCAATACACGCATCAATTTTTCGCTTGCTTTTGCCTTTGCTCAATCGCCACCCGTTGTCGGTCATGCGTTGCGCCGCCGATAGCACTTGGTCTGTGAATGTCGGTGAACCATCGTGGGCAATCTTCCCTGCAACGATTAGTTCGTATGCCTGCCCGCACGCAGGTATCATTCGCGCCCCGTTCTGCGGAAATTCAACCATCGGCAAACCTTCATCAGCGAGCGTTTCCGCCGAACGCTGAAAGTAGGCGGGGTCAAACGCGAATTCGCGCACAGGATACGCCGCGTGCAATTCCCGCAAATGGTGTTCCACTTCCGAAACATCCACACCTTCATCCTTCGGTTGCCAAATCTTCGCACGCACCACAACCCGTTCATCCTGCGGCTGTGCGATGACAACCGCGATACTGTCATGTTTCAACGCCATATCAATACCGACCCACACGGGAACATCAGGCAACAAATCCAAATCAGACCTGCATTGTTCCCACGCCCCGATGGGCAACCAACTTTCTTGCGAACGAACCCATTGGTTCAAACGCCAGCGACGCACCGACATTTCCGAACCTTGAAACGAAGCCTTCACCGCAGTCTGCAAATCTTCTTCGCTCATCAAATCTTCCGCGATGTTCGGGTTCGCTTTGCGCCATTGGCGCGGGTCATCAATCTTGCAATCCGCATCCGCTTCCCACCACCAAAACCCGAACGAAGCATCATCCACTTCGCCAGCCGCAACACTTTTCCCGTACTGATACATCTGACCCGCGAGCGTGTCCAAGTCATAGCCCGCAGTAGTGATGCTCACAATCAAAGGTTCTAAACGGTTTCCTGAACCTTGCACCATCTGTTCAAAAAGGTCGGAAGTTTTTTGCGCCCACAATTCGTCAAACAACACAAGCGACGGGTTCAAACCAGCCTGCCCACGAAAATCCGATGACAACACACGAAACACAGAACCGAAGCGCGGCATCTCAATCGCGTCACGCAATACCCGCGCTTCCCCCGACAACACAGGCGAAGCCAAGATTTGTTGCTTCGCTTCACCGAAAATAATTCGGGCTTGGTCTTTGTCCGAAGCAACCGCATAGATTTCCGAACCCGCTTCGCCCGCAATCATGGAATACACCGCCAACGCCGAACCCATCAAAGACTTCCCCTGTTTGCGCGGCAACCCGATGAGCGCACGCCGATACCGCAACTTGCCATCCGCCTTCCTGCGTTCCAACAAAGACGAAAGCAACCACTTCTGCCAATCCGTAAATTCCAACGGTTCGCCAGCACGAAACCCTTTCAACACCTTGAAATGCTGACGCGCAAACGCAACCAATTCATCCCCGTCACTTGCGGCATCCACACGCTTAGTGAAATGCGCGGGTTGCCACTTCTTATCGGGAAGCACGCTTATCCGCGATGCGCTTGTGCAAGTCGGTCAAACCGCCGCCGCTAGGCGCACCCGTCACAAGCGATGCGCGGTCTGCTGGACTGAACCCAATCAAAGACAACAACGAAACAATCTGCCTTTCCAATTCGCGCAACGCACGCCTATCACGCCACGCATCAGGCGATTGTTGCAACTTCACGCGAAGCCGCGTGCGCTCATCAGACAATTCGCAAACCAGCAACACCACTTCCGCATCCATGCTTCGGGAAAGCCAACCCGCACCCGATGACCACACCTGTTCCCACAGCCCGCGCCCCGTCTGCCCCAACGGGCGGTGCGGCTCAGGTATGACCGCAGTAGGAAGCCCAACGATTTCAGCCAATTCCTGTTTCGTGGGCAACTTCTTCTTAGACGGATTACCCAAACGCAAATGCTGTTCCACAGGCTTAGGTTTTCTTCCCGACCCTTTACCACCCATGCTTGTCACATCCTTTGAACATCATGCACCAATTCTACGAAATGGAACGATGCGGATATTGGGCGATTGTATTTCACCCGCACCGTTCCAAATCGTCTTGCTTCACCGAACGAATATGTTTGCATTCCACACGCCGAAAAGTATGGTGCGGGCAACTGCACACCCAACCGCGTTCCGTTTCATTGACCGAATAAAACCCTTCACCCGATGACGAAGGAACGGTGAACGAACGCAACGGTTCTTCCACCACACCCCAATTCCGATTGACAGGCTCAATCCAATCCATCCCCAACGCCGCCGCCACACCCCGTTCCGTACCATCATCCACCTGCACACCATCACGAAACAAACCGAACTGCGACAACTTCAAACCGCGTTCCTGAGCCTTACGCCGCATCACGATATTCAGCACCTTACTTCCCGTGATGTACCACAAGAACGCGCCCCATTGCGCTTCCGTCGCCGCCCACACATCCACATTCAATTCCGACCCATCCGCCATCAGCATCCCGCCCTGCGCGACCTGCTCACCCTGACGATGAAACATCACCCAATCGGGAAGCGCGATGGATTGCAAATCGGCGCACCGAACCACAATGTCCAAATCACCAACCGTCTTGCATCGGCGGCGCAACGAACCGCCGACTTCGCACACCAAACCCTGTGCCGCGAAATGCTGAACCATTTGGTCGGCAATCGGGCGAACCACATTGAACGGGCGACGCACCTTCATCACGCACCCCTTTGCGGTGTCCACAATTCCAATCGGCTTGCGTTTTCCCAACCCCAACTTTCGCCAAGTTGCCCATTGGATAGCACCGTTCGCACCTTGACGATTTGCTTGCCAAGATTGTTTAAATCATCAAATTGGTCAATGGACTGATGAAACTTCTTGCATGCAACAGCGATAACAACAAACGCTTGATTGCCCGCCCTGTGCTTGCGTCTGACGCGGTCACCGTTTTTGAATTCGCTTCCCGTGATGTTCATGTTCCTTGTTCCTTCTGTCGGTGTTCCTTATCCCGACACATTCATTATACAGGTTCACGCGACCCCATGCAAGTCAAGCAACCAAACAACCGTTCGCCCAAATCCCCCCACCCTTCACCTTGTATCCCCGCACCTTTCCCCTTCCCCAAAAACCGCGATTTTCCCCTACTGCCTGCGGAAGGC